ACTAATCTAAGTGCATCAATCGCTCGCATTATACCACCGCCGTTTTGCTGTTCGCAAATGTTATTACTCCGCCCACGTTACCGATTGCGACAAGATAAGTTCCTGTATCGGTTGTGTCAATGATTAAAGTTGATTTTATCGTTACTTGTGTGGCGTTAGCATTATCAATCTCGATAACTAACCAGTCGCCGGGCTCACTAAGTGTCATTGTCATGCTTGTAACTGTTCCTGTTGGAACAAGTCGCTGATAATCACCCCTTGAGAAATCAAAACTAATATCTCCACTTACTGAACTATCATCAAATTCAACCGAGCTATGCTTGTGGTATGCAGAAGCGTTTGTATTGCTACTCTTAGTTAAAGCCTTTAATGTAGTTGCTGGCAGTTCAGGTATTATCATTGAGTAATTTGGATAAGTGCTTGCGTAATAATCTGAAAGTGCTACCCATGTCGAACCCGTGCTGTTATATAAAGTTCTAATGCGAGTGTAGTAGTTAGTTCCAGCAACGGCGGTCTGTAACGCAAAACGAATATGATTGCCGTAATACGCCTTAACTGCTCCACCTGCGGGCATAGCTACCCAGTCCAGCCCGTCGTATAGTTCGATATTAGTTTGTGAGCTTGAGCTGTTAAATGTTTCAACAAGCGTGTCATAAGTTGCATCTGAATAAATACCTAATTCAAAATGTAAGGCTAGTTCTGAATTATTGTTAGGGATATTCGCTTCAATGTATAGAGGTTGTGAACTGCCACTCTCTCCGATATATTTAACCCATGTAGCGCCGGAAAAATCTCCTAAAACGGGAGTAAGTTCAGTTGCTGAATGGATTTCAGCACGATATTTAAGTGAATCGGACGGTGTTAAATTCCAGTCTGTACCGGAATCGTCAGAAGCGTAAGCGACGTAAACGAAAGCATCAACACCATTAGCTAAATCCCAATCTGCTGAACCAACAGTAGCATCAAAACAACGATATACAGTTTTTGTAACCGTATTAAGCCAAAGAGAGTTAACACTATAACCCTCACTAGAATCATTGTTTACAGTAGGGGCTATAACAGCATCAAGCTTATCTGAAATGTCATCTATAATTTTTATCCAATTACTACTTGGACTTGAACTGGATTCTTCAGGACTTGAACTGGATTCTTCAGAAATATAATATAGATATTTTGCGGCTCCTGAAGAAACAGTAGAATCACCTGTTGCATCTTTCACATAACATTCAGTACCATTTTTAACATTTGTCAGAGCGTTACGTTCTGCGATGTTGTCAACAATTTTTGTAAGACCGTTCTGTGCAGAAACACTTTTATTAAATAAAGCCATCTAATCACCCAACATTAATTTATGTATATTTTTATAGTTAATAAAATTTGTATAAATTTTTTCATTATTATAAGTATCTTTCATTACCATAAGTCCAGCGTTGACACTTGCTAAGATATTGCGTACATAATTCATAAAATCCACTTCAGATGAACCTGTCATAGTATAATTCTTCAAAGCGTTACCATGTATCCTATTACAATTTGAAATATTTGAATCTTCTTCTGAAAATAGGATTTGTACAGTTTTAAAATTTACCATTGTCTTTGAAAACTTTGTTTTTATAAGTGAAGCATATCCAGCTTGATTAAATATAAACGAAGCCAGCTTAAGGTCTTCAATTGACCCACTTTCAATTTTTACCACTATGGCTTCCAGAAGTCTGTTTAATGCAATAGCAGGTAACACGCTCATAGGCTTTTCTACGTACATCACGTCATAAATTATGGCATTATATACCATACCATTAATTAAAGTGTCAAAACGCATTCGAGGAGATGTTCCAAAGACTTCATTCACATACACCAATTCTACTTTCTTATTAAACGCTAAATTTTGCTTCTTTACTATAAAGGTTCTATAGTTACCATCTTCAACAAAATCAATGTCTGGAATTAAGCTTATCATTCTTTTAGAAAGTTCAGCAACATTGGCAAAAAGTTTTAAATTTTCTTCAGCATATCTAACAGCACAATCATAAACTTCACCATTAGAATCAAAAAAGCTTTTAGTATCACAGTCGCAAGCCCATACGACACAATCATACTTTTTAATATTATCGGAGTTTAAACAGTCTTCATCTACTGAACATTGTTCATACTGTTCATCTACACCAAACAAACCTTTGTCAAATATATCACATTGACAACCTTTAGCAATCAATACAGTAGATAAAGCTCCACCTATAAAACCAGCACCACCAATAATTAAGACTTTCATAATATAATCCTTTGTAAGTTAAAAAGAAACAGCGTTATGAAATTCATAACGCTGTTCAATTTACTTAAGCAACCAAATATTCAAATACTATTAGCTAGAGCTTGAATCTTCAGTGGTCGCGAGGTCGCTAATCGCTACCATCGCATCTTTACGATTGTAGTTAAAGGCGATACGTTCGCTACCGACATATTTAGTTTGGTCGGCTTCAATTACTTCTTTGGATTTGATTTTGATTTTACGACGGTCACCCAATTCAGGGCTGTTCTTGTCAAAAATCACGATTGTGGAATCTGGAGCAGACGGAACTTCATAGAAAGGTATGCCATAAATGACACCAACAATTCCACGTGCTTCCGCAGGACTTCCAGACGGATTTCCAGTGATGAACGAAGCCAGTGCTTGACCGGAAACACTTGCATCCTTGAAATGACTGTCTTGGCGAACATACATCGCCTGAATAGAGGGGAGTAATCCAACCAAGCTACGACGAGAACGACCATATTTACCGAGGTTGTAAATAGCTCTGTTTACATTGTCAAGACTGAACAGCGCACCGCCAGCATCAACAGCATCAGAAGCATCATCACCAACAGCAGTACCGAAAATACCATCGCAAATCAAACGTGGGTCAAACTTGAACCAGTTTGCAGTTGTGGCAAGAGTCGGAGTTGGAGCATTTGCAAGATGGTCGGGTTCACCGCCAACAAGAGCAGATTCTTCAGCTTCCCCAAAAGCTTCACCGAAGTCTTTGAGAATTTCCTGTTCCATGTCCTGAGGAACATCTTCGTTTGCTTCTTCATCAATGGGAGTATAAACCATCAGTTTCTTGGCTGTCCAAGTAACTGTTCCAGTGCTATACTGTGACATCACAGCAGTAGTTCCATCTGGAATGTGATAAGCGGAAGTTCCACCGAGTTTCGCAGGTTTTGTTTTGGTACGGCTGTGCATTCTGAAAGCAGGTCTCAGAAGTGTACGCATTACATTGACATCGCGGATGTAACCAATTACTTCGCGAACAACAGGATCTGGAAGATAACCAGTGAGATTTCCACCAGTAGCAACCGAGAGTGCCTTTGTGATAAGTTCCTGATTCATAATAACTTTTCCTTATGTTATTTGTTAATTCTTATTGAGTAACATCTTTCTTTTCAGAAATCTTTTACTTCAATCCGTAGAATCCACCCTTACGACAGATTGCCATAAACAAATGATTCACAGATTTTTCTTCCGACGGTGTAAGGGCTTTAGCTTCATCGGATTGCGGATTTTTCACACAATGAATTGCAAATTCACAGGATGGGTCATCATCAATTCCTTTAAAAACCTTTACAACAGCATCATCAGCATTGTCATCGTCGTTGTCGTCATCAGCATCGGAGCCTTTACGACCATCAGAATCAACACCACCTTTAAGAACAGTCATGGCTTCTTTGACGAAATCACCAATATTTTCTTTAGTGATTTTAACTTCATCACCAGCACCATCAGCTTTCATGCTTTGTTTCACCAAAGACAGAATATCTTTTTTGCTGAGTGGGCGAGTCTTGATAGACTTTTTCACTTTCTTTTGCTTTTTGATTTTAGCTGTTTTCAACTTAACGCTTTTAACGACAGTTGAAGCCATTGCTTCTTTAACAGCGGAAGCAACATCTTCCTTAGTTAAAGATTCACCAGAAACACCCTGTTCTTTCATCAGGTCTTTCACAATACTAGGAAGCAACTCTTTAAGGACTCCCTTAAGTGAAGCTTTCTTGCTTTTTTTAGCCATCTTTAAATCTCCTTGTTTTTTTGTTAAAGATTTGCCTGTTATGTTTGTTATATTAGCCCTTGTGTTACACGGAACAGTAACGATAGAGATTTCATGTAAATCCATACTTAAAATTCTGCATGATTTTATGCGACCATCTTTATCTTTATCTAATTCGTATTCTCCAAGAGAATAACCAATGGAAAAGGAATTTAAAATTCCCTCCTTTATTTGTATCCAAATATCTTCAACGCTTTTCGCTTTAGAAATTTGAACCTTTACAAATAAACCTTTTTTATTAACAGTCGCTTCAACAACCTTACCGATAGACATATCACGATTATGGTTATAAAGAACTGTATTGTATCCTTTGCGTTTAATTTTGGTAGCCACCATTTTCAGTGCTTCAACAGTAACAATATCTTCAACACGATCTAAGTGAGTAGTAGAAGCATAACCCTCTACATACCTTTTACCATCTTTTTCAGTCGCTTTACTTGTCTTAAGTAAAATGTCTGGAGTTTTCTTTGCTTTAAATTGTTGTTTTGTCATTTTAAGAAGACCTCGCTATTTTTCACAACATTTTTTAAATTTTCTTTAACTTTATCAGCGCCGTCGCACCCTGAATCAAGTAGTGCTTGTTTTATTTCATTTTCAATTTCAACCGATACTGTCTGTCTTATATTGCTGTTACCCTTTATCTTTCTTTTTAACATTTCAACCATCGTACTGCTACTATAGCCATTATGTATGATTTTATAAATTGCATTAAGCAAATCAGCAGTTTTGTCGTCTTTCGGTTTTGGTTCTTTTGGTTTTGAAGAATTATTATCACTCGCACTTGGCGGATCCATTAATTGTCCTGTATCTGGGTTTACTAATTTACCTCCTGGCATTACTATCGGTGCATCACCCCAAGCTACAGGGCTTAGTTTTCTTCTTGCACGAACTTCATTAATAGTAATAACTCCAGTCGTAATATCGTCTCTATCCATTTTTGCTTGTGTTTCAATATCACTAGAATCAGCTCCAGGAAAAGTAATTTCTAAATTAGTAAATCCAAATCCCTGATGTAAAATTTCTTTAGTATATACGTAAGCTTCCATTTCAAGCAATGGTTTAATTGCTCCATCCATGTATACTTCTTTTTGCTGTGCGCTGTTCAGCTTTCCAGTCGTACTGGTAATATCACCCATAATAAAAGGTTGCATAGCAAACACAGCATAAATTTTTTGTTTCAATTCTTGACCATATTCAACAAACTGCATATCCCTGTTATTCATAGCCATCTTAACATATTTTACAGGCACATTAACAGCCGACATTTTATGAGCATTTGAATAACCCTTATGACTAGACTTCCAATATTGATTAAAGTCTTTTAATTGTCGTTTTGACATTCCCTCAAGAGAAATAATTCCAGAAGACTCAGCACCATTCATGAAAAAATTGGAATTATAAGCGGCTCGTATAATATCGCTTGCTACAGCGCTCGCCAATGTATCTAAAGGTTTCTCTCCATACACACTCATAGTAGTTGGTCTATATACTGTATGTATAAGTTCATCCCTTGTATAGTATATTGTTTCACCATTCCTTTGATGAGGTGGTGTCAGCTTATATGCTTTTCTTTTTAAATTTCCATGCTTATCAGATATCATTTGAATATCTTTTGCGATAACTGTATATAATTCAAGCAAAATACGAGTTTTCTTGTCAAGAACTTTTTCTATCGCTCCACGACCAACCACTAAAAGATCTTTTAAAAATTTTTGGCGAATTTCTCTAAACGATTCGTTGTTTTCATTTGGGTCAAACAAAAATTCCTCAACCATTTTTATTTGTCTTTCGTGCATTGGCTTTACTTTCATGCTTCTGTCACGAAGTGTCACCTGTGGCTTATGTTTAACAGAATCTAAAACTATACGATTAACTACTGCATTAACCCATTCATTGCCTTTATAAAAAGATAGGGCTGTTTCGTCGTCAATTCTTATAGTTTGTGGAACTATAACACCATCAGCAACATAATTTTCAATAAACCCAGAAGCACTTTTAGTATTATACTTCTTATGTTTTATTAAGTCGCTCGCTACAATTTTTTTAGTCATAAATTACCTATGTATGGTTAAATCAATAAAACCGCTTCCATTGGCTGTTTCTTCTTCCAATGTGCTAATGACACAACTAACTGAATCCCAAATATCTTTAGAGTTATGAACCATAACCCCATTACCCAACATGAAATTATTATAGATTGGAACTGTTATGTCATACATCTTTCTTTTAAAACACCTTACAATTTTAACACTCTTAACAATTTTATCTTCTTGACCCATTAATAAATCATTTTGTGATATTTTATAAGCTTCCTTGTAAACACCATCACCCATCATTATTAAATGGTCAAGAGTGCAAGTTATAAATCCGCCACTTACCAACTCAATTTCAACTAATTCTTCAGCCATCTTTGTAAAACGTGGACTATTAGCTTTAGTAATCACAAATTTGTTTAATTTTTTATCATAAGAAATTACTTCAAATTTAACATGTTTAAATTTGTGAGCTAGTGTTTCTATTTTTATTGAAGTATCAAGCATGGGTAAGTATATATCTTGATAGCCAATAAAACAACCTCTTTTTGGATGGTCTACCTTTTTACCGTTCTTAATCATCAATTCTTTTCCCTCTCTACAAAGCCTTTTACAATATGGATATTCAACTCGACTTTCACTGAAAGCCACTTTAGCTTGTGTCGGCACTACATCAGTTCTATCTGTTGATATTAAATCAACTTCTATCCCTAAGTCTTCTATGTTTTGTTTAAAGTAGTGGGAATTATGTGAAACAAATCCATTAGCAACGTAACTATGATCCCCATCAACAGTCAAATCATAAACGTCTTCATTGTCTACACTTTTAATATTAAAAACCTTTTCACAAATAATTCTACCCTTAACGTTCTTAAATTTTTCAGCTTTCATGTTTTTATTTTCATAACAATATCCAACACTATTTAAAAACTGTAACCTATCACCAGTCGTTTTAACGTGATATTTTTTACCAATAATTCCATAACAAGAAGCACTTCCATCAAACAATACTGTAATAATTGTTGATCTTACACCAAAAAACATTTGTAAAGCATACTTAACTTGCCTAGCCATAATTCTTGAAGTTGTTGACAATATTGAAGAACCATCATTTTTATCAACTGAACCATCCGCCGAAAATAATCCTCTTAAAAATGCTCCAACAACATCACCGCTTGAATTTAAAATTATTTTTGGTATTTTTAAATGTTTGTCATAAGACTTTTTAAATATACTGTTAGCTCTTAAGTAATTCCCTATTATTTTAGAGTTCCAATAAACACTCACACCATTACCATCTCCCTTGTTATTAACACACGGTTTAAAATTAAATAAATCAAATATTAACTTTTCACAACATCCTATTTCATCAACAGTACCACTTATAGCTATTTTATCTCCATCCCTTTCAAAATTTCCATCACCCCAGATTAAACCAACTAGCTCAGCAAGTTTTGGTGTCATGTATTCAGGCAATGCAATATTATCATATCTCATTGTTGTTTTATTTGTAAACCATTCTGGTATTACCATCTCATTATAAACAACATCTTCTAATTGATTTGAAAACATTTCATCAGACATTCTAACTGTTTCACCATTTTCAATTTCATCAAATCTTTTCCATTTCCAATAATATGTTCTAGGCTCACCATACTTTTCTTGTTTCCAATAATCCAACACTTCAATTCTATGATTATGTGTACCAGTTATAGTATTACCAGATTTAGTTGTTATCTTAAGACAAGGCGCTTTTTCATATTTCATTTTTGAAACAACTTCTTTCAATCCAATTCTTGTTGGAACAAAATCACCAACTTCAACATCTTTTAGCTTTAACATTCCACGATTAGTTATTATATTTGTTGAACCAATCAAACATTGAAATTGGTCGAATGTGATCTTAACAATATTAAATCCCATCTCACATTTTAACTTTACCACTATATTTTTAAATATTCCTGGATAATACAGTTCACTATTTCTAACAAGTTCATCATCCCTTTGACTCTTAGGGTTTATAAATCCAAAAATGTCTATACCTATTAACGGTTTTTCAGACATTCTATCTTCTTCGTCAATCTCTATCCCTTTTTTGCTTTTATCAGAGATTGCCAATATTTCACTTAAAGACTTTTCCACTAAAATAGTATCATCAGAATGACCCATTGTAAATCCAAGCCAGTCTTTATTTTTAGATAAGTCAAAGTGCATATAATATTCAAGTTCTAGATTTGGCTTAAACCATTCAGCAAATTTTCCATTACCCATGTAAGGATTTTGTCTACAATCTTCAAAGTCCATACACTCGTAATCATCTGTTGATATTTTTCTATTAACATATACTTCACATATTTTACATTCTTGTTTAACGTTGTTTTCCAAAAAGTCGGGTTCTGCAAAGAAACCCTCAAGCAAACCCATAGGTTGAGCGCCAAAGTCACGCATTGTTCTTCGTGGGTCTCTAATAAATTCATTTTTAAAAGTTTCCTTTGTTAAATCTGGATGAATATCCCAAGTCGGCTTCTGTATAAAGTAACCATCAGAACGACCTTGTAATTCACGACATTTACGCATAACAAAATCATCGTCAAATCTTGGAGTTGTTATACCTATCATCTTATAATATTTTGGAAAACGAGTTTGACAACTTCCAAAAGCGGCTTGCCAACATTCTTCTGCTCTAGAGTTAGAACCCTCATCATTGTCATTTTCAAGGAAAAACGCTAATTCATCACCAACCCACTGTATCGTGTTAAATCCTAACCACCCAAAAGCTTGACTATTAACACTCAAAGCTACTAAGCCTTTATTAAATCGGACTTCATTAGAGCTTGGTTCATCATACTTACCATCAAACCAAAGACAATTCGTAAGCATACCTTTAAATTGCATGAAAAATACTTTTTTAGCCTGTGTGTCATTGCGAGCAGTATTAACAAAGTAGATAGGACTTCCTGGAGCTAAACCATAATGTTCTTGTGGGTTTTCATAACATAAACCCTTATATATTCCGTATAAATGTAATATTGCAGAACCATAATCTTTACCACTATTTCCCACAACTATTCCATTTGCAATATAATTTCTAAATTCTTTTTTTTCTTGACATAATATTGTTATATCAAATACTTCCTTTTTCTTTATTCTTTCAATTGAAACAATTTCAGAATAATTTACATCACCACTTCCAATATTTCTATAATCACCAATTAAGTCACTAAATGAAATATATCTAGATATATTTATTTTTTTTCCACGACCAGTTAAAATATTTCTATCAGTGGCTGTAATCACTTCATCCAATCTTTTTCTTATTTCTTTTGAAATGTCTTTTGGAAAAAAGTTATGATATGCTGTTGTTAATTTTTGTTCATAAGTCAAACCATATCTTTGATTTTTTCCCTTATAAGATATTAATTTAACATATTTATAAAAATTATTATGATTTTCATCTCCTGAAAAACAAACAGATTTTCCTGAATAATTTTTATAAATTTTAGTTCCAGAATCAACATCTTTACACCAATGTCTTAATATTGGCTGTATCTCTAACCTCAATAATAAATCCCTAACTCCATTCATTAACTTACTACTAATACTTGATATATCAAAATAAATTTCTTTACGTTTTTTACCCCAACATAAATTACATTCACCATCAGACATCCAATATCCAACTAAAAATTCACCAATTATTTTTTTACTTGACTTTCTTATTGAAATTGGAACATGTTTTGTTTTTGATGTTTTTCCATTTAATTTACTTGAAAATATTAAATTTGAAGCATTAACACATTTTGTACTACGATTTCCAAACCAAATCATTGTTTTAGTTGGTCTTATATCTTGATGAGGTTTACAATCTGGGTCTATTGATTTTAAACAACGTAAAAAATCTTTAAGAACAACCTTATCACCATTAGTAAAACAAAATCTCTTAATTCCCCTTTTACCAGTATATCCATCACCGACCATGTAACCAAGAAATCTAGCTTCTTCATTTGTTAAAACTGATTCACCAGAAATTAATGACTGACTTTTAGAAACTGAAAGTGAATCACCAATCTTTAAGTCTTTCACTTTTTTCTTACCAAAAAACGTAGGCATGTTGTGATTTTTTGTTACTTCAAGTTTCATACCGTTACGTAACTTAATTTTATAAACAGTTTTAAATCCAGAATACTTAACAACTGCATTAGACATAACTTGCTCATTAGTCTTTATATTGTAGTTTAAAATTTTAAAGGCTATTTGTGTACCGTACTTTTTATAAAGTTTATCCATGCGACACACGGAACCGTCTGCAAGTGTAATAAGTGTTTTACCAGCCAAGCACCCTTTTCCTAATAATAACATTGCTTCTCTTATCTCATCTTTAGAAACATCTATTATTATCTTCATCATTTCAGGTCTACAACCCGATTTACCATTCCACTTCTGATTTAAAAATTTTGGACTTTCTATAAATTCTTGTATTCCAACTATTGGTTCTGTTGGTTTTGAATCTACGCCCTCGTTTACACTTAAATTATTTGCAAGTTCTGCAAATGGATTTATTTTTTTAACCTTTTTACTTTTCACTAAGTACTCCAATAAAAGAAACAGATTTTAACCAGCATTCATATAAAAGACTATTTGCATTTTCAGAAAGTCTTTCAGCTTCCATCATAACTCTTTTCTTTGAATATTTATGTATTTTTTTTCTATACACTTTTTTCTTTGCAGAATCATTATTTAAATCTGCGTTATAATAATTTTCTAAACATGTTTTAAGTTTTGTCATTTTATCCATCTGAAGTTGCTGATGTTTCAACCGACGCTTCCATCATAAGTGATCTTATTTGTTCTAAGTCAGTTTCGTTTGTAATAACCTTTTTATGTATCTCGGCTA